CAAACGCCTCAACTACATCCCCATTGGTTCATCCCTCGAAACACTGGAGTATCTGGTTGACAACGAAATTCTCGTGCAGAGTGCAGTCTCCCCCGCATTCGCACAGCTCTCAGAGAATATCGAGATTGCTGGTGCATTGGCAAAACCGCTAGTCAAACGCGGAAACACAAAAACTGAGATTCGTAAGAGTTCTCTTTTTGATGTGATTGACATCAAGTGTCTCACTGAGCCTGCTATCCTAAGCCATAAGGATCCCCGTGCCCCCGAAGGGTTCGATCCTCTGGTTAGTGCCGTTTCCAAATACGGTGTTGAGTGCAAGCCTTTCAGACCAGACCATATCCGCGCTGTGGTCGATCATCTTTCTACTAAGCTCCGCAAGTATGAAGGTGTTGTAAATAAGCGCATTCTATCCCTCCACGAGGCCATCAACGGTATCCCGGAAATGGAATATGTCGACAGTATGAACATGAATTCTGCTGAAGGCGCATTCTGGAACCAGGAACGTCCGATGGGTGCTCATTCCAAGAAATGGATGTTCGAGCAATACACTGACGTGGAAGGTAGACAGCTGTACAAAATCAAGCACAAGCCCCTTCTTGCTAAGATCATCCATCGTATCCAAGAGGCCATGCAAGGACGACGAGTTCTCTCCGTCGGCAATGAATGTCTCAAAGATGAACGACGTGGTCTAAACAAGATCTATGCTGAAGTCCCTGGAACGAGATCTTTCTCAATCCTGCCCCTGGACTACAACATTGTGTGCCGAATGTACTTCATGGATTTCGCTGCCATGACAATGAAGAATCGTAAAGATCTCTCGCCTCAGTGCGGAATCAACCCATGCTCGTCAGAGTGGACCTGGTTGATGATGCGCTTGAAGTCAATGTCCGCCAAGGGCTTTGCAGGAGATTTTAAGAACTTCGACGGACAAGAACCATCCGAACTCCAAGATGCTTTGTGCACTGTGGTAAACAACTGGTACAACGACGGCCCCGTCAATGCTCAGATCCGAAAGGTCTTGATTGGTGAAGCCTTTGATAGATATACCATCGTTCATAACGGTGTGATCCATATCCAACAAGGTCTCCCATCAGGATTTGTTCTGACTGTCATCTTCAACTCATGGGTCAATGAATGCTACAAGTACCTCGCGTGGCTCGATTTGGCTCCCAGTTCCCGCAAAGCTCTGGTTCACTGTGATGAAGATGTTGACTCGATTACCTACGGTGATGACAATGGTCATGCTGTGAAGGAAGACACACTCGTGTGGTTTAACCTTCGTACCATCGGAATGTTCCTTTCCAAGCATGGTATTACCTATACAGATGAACACAAGAATCACTGGAGT